CCCGCATCCTTGAGTAATCTGTCTAGTTCTCTACCAGAAGGACCGATGAACGGCTGACCCTTAGCCGTTTCCTCATATGATGGGGCCTCTCCCAGTATGACCAACTTAGCGCCTATTGGACCCATACCGGGAACATATTTCTTTTCACTCACTTGTTATCTCCCGTCTCTGGGTCCATTCTCCGGAGTAGTCTTCTTCTTAACTAGCTTTCTGCGTATCTCCTGAACAGTCCTAATCCACTCACCCTCTTCCGCGTGTCTTGCCTTCAGTTGAGTGAGATAAGCATCTAGTTCTTTAACACTCCACTCCTTGACTAACTCAGTTGCTATTACCTTGTGGTAGCTCATATTTTACCTCGTAAGTTTTGCCACAAACGGCACAATAGTATCTGTAACACGTTGGACCTGTGTATATCAGGTCTAACAAATCTTCACTCTGATTCTGACAATTCGGACACTTCATCTTCGATTTCGGGATATTCAATGACTTCTGTTCCATCATTCACCTCAGGCTTCGGAACTACGCGCACATGCACAGCTCTGAATCCCTTACCAGGAATCTCTACTGGCGTGAATTCGACATAGTTACCAGTCTTCAATTCAGGGAACTTAACAGTGTCCTGTCTCAATGCAGTCCAATGAAAGAAGATTCTAGTGAACTCGATATCTCGTGAACTAATGAACCCCCATCCAGTCTTATGAACCTTGATTACCCGACCTACTACTTTACGCTCCGTAGTCTCTTCCATTTCTGCCCCGTGTTTTACTGTTGAGTTAACTGCGCATAAAAAGCGAGGGACTATCCGTTGGCATCCGCCCTGTAACGGAAGTATTGGATAGCCCCTCTATCATCAGACTCGCTCTAACAGCAACTTAGTCAGGCTTATTAGATAAGGCTGACACCTCTGCATCGTTAGAGTCTATCCAATGAATCCTGTTCGTTCTAACTGTCAACATCTTCGTCGTCGGCTTCTTCTTCGTCGATTTCATCTTCTGCGTCGTCTTCATCGGCTTCCGCTTCAGACTCATCGTCGTTCTCCTCGTCCTCTAGATCATCCTTGTGAAGTTCTTCCACAACTTCTTCGATGCTAACCTCATCGTCTGGATCCAACTTGTCCTCATCGTCCACGTCAGGATCAGGAATGATAGAGGGATCCGTGTCATCGGCCATCAGATAGGGTGGTACATCTTCAAACTCGTCGTAATGATTCATATACTCTCCAATTGATGGGCTGAGTCAGCCAAAATAGTGAGGGTTCCGTCATTTTACGTGTTAACCGCAACCCACAAGCATTCACACAACCTGCCATACAAGACAGGAAACTACAAACTAGCCACGCAGAGCACGATACTTGTGGTTGACGCGGTTAAGCATGCGTCCCTGCCACGTGTCGTTCTCCACAAACACTTCGATCTGCTTACCCACAGCGTTGTTGAGATCGAAGCGCGCACCAGACTTGACATCAACTCCGAAAGCCATCAGGAATCCAGCTGCGAAACTGATAGCCTTGTTGTTGAACATCCAGTCCAGAGGAACACCAGCGAACTCCTCAGAACCATTGTCAGCATTCTTGACAATGACTCCTTCCACAGGGTAGTTCGTGGAGTCACCAGCCTTGGACGGTGCTTCGCCCACTGCATTGATGGTGACAACGTACCAAGCCGGCTCCACAATCTTACCGCGGAGAAGATCCTTCTCTGAAAAACTGATGATAGGCACTTCTGTTCTCCAATTCTAGTAAACTGAATTACTAGAACTTAGCTACTACGTTGTTGGTTGCGTTGAGTTTGGTGATGGCTGGACGGATATAGGTGTCGTAGATGGGTTTGTCTCCAAACACGATTTCCTTATCCAGTTCGAGTGCAGTTCTTGCGAAGTCATCACCCGTGTGCGTAGTCAGTAGGCTATAGTCACCTCCAGCTCCCTCAATAAATCCCTGCTTGATGTTGAAGTGATAGACTTCACCACAATAAGCAGGAATCTTAGCGGCTACGTTCTTCCCAGCTGTAACTATTTGCCTGGAAATGTGCGTAGTCTTCTTCGTAGTGTCGCGGTATTCTGCCTTCACTACATGGGCAATGAGGATTATATTCACCTTATGGAAGTTGTGAATATCCTTCGTCAGCGCAATCAATTCCTGAAGCGCGCTTGACTCGGCGTTATAATCCTCAATCTCGTTGACTGCAATTCCTGCAACCAACTTACCAGCGGCTGCACCTGACCCCTTCGTCGTACCATATTTAATCCTCATGGTCTGACGCAGAGTCATATCCGCCATGCTAGTAATAGAATCAATGACGATGGTCTTGTACGGACAATTTACTTGAAGCTGTTCTAGCTTCTTCTTACCCGCAGTCCAATCATCATAGTCATCGTAACTGATAGTCTTAGGATCAATTCCCCACTTCTTCATGGGCAGAATGATACTATCCATCTTCCTATCCCACGAGAACCAATACTGTGGACCAGGGAATGAGAGAGCCTGCGTAGATTTACGCAACCCAGGCTCACCCTTCATCATCACGTATAGGTGGTCGATGAGACAACCAGCCATATTAGGCATTAGTGTATCTCTTCCTTATCGAAGGGAAGACTCAACTGCTTTGGCTCACCATCATCTGCAACGTCCTTCAATTCACAGACAACGAAGCCAATTACCTCTCCATCTTCATCCTCAGCGATAGGTACGAGTTCCATCTCCTTGTACTCGTCACCCTCAACGTCGATGTATACTTCCAACTCCAATGAACCGACAGTTAAATCATTCAACTGTGCGAGTAGTTCTCTGACTTTCATCTCTACTCCAACTGTCCAACTACGGACTGAATCTGTTCTTTGATCTTGTCGATTTCCTCGATGACCTCTATGCGATTCTGCTTACCAAATACTTCAGTTCGAGGAATCTCACGCGCAGTTATGTACTTTTCAATGTAACGTAATGAACGCCACATTTTGAGCCATTCAGCTCTGGTTAGACTCATCCATCTTCTCCCTTATTACGTGGATCCCACACAGGCGCCATCACGTAGTTGTTACGCAACACTTCCTCTCTCATCCCCCTATCGGCTTCACATACCTGCTTATACGCGCATGGACCGTACATCGTGTCGCAGTGCGTGTAATCAGGCGGCCAATATTCAGACTCACTGTACTGAATGTACTTGTAGGCATAGTAAGGAAGAATCTCCTGCTGCCATTCAATGAGTCTATCTGCACTGAAACTAATCACCTCGCGTGTTAGTCTCTCGTCAATCTTCAATGTGGTCTGTAGACCAATCTTATTGACGATGACATTACGCGCCTTGAGCAAGAGACACTGACCCAAGAACTGATTAGACAGCGTGGACTTATCTCGACGCTGCTTGAACGTCTTGTGGTCCATCGACACAATACCAATCTGGCTATTGTCGATTACCAGATCCAACTTCGCCTTCCACAACACGCGGATCTCATCATCCTCATACATAATTTCGCCCTTCACTGTCTCACAGGCGAGTGGGATAAATGAGTCGTTCTTGTAGAAGTCGAAATACTGCTGGCATGTGTCGAGTGCGAATCGCCAGCCTACTTCAAACTTGACACTCTGTTCAGGTGTATTAGTCACACCAGGATATTCGTCGATATCGTGTCCGCATTCTGGTTTACTGTCATTTTCTGACACGAAACCAGCACACTTTGGACAACCAATTACGAACATCTGACCAGCAGTGAGGCCAGCTCCAATACACTCCGCGCGTGGGAATCCCTTAATCTGATGCTGATAGAATACCTCAAGCACCTTATGGATAAGGGAACCTACTTCGAGAGAGTTACTTCTTCCACGTTGGGAGACTAGCCTATGGTTGAATCGAAGGTCATGATATCGGCCACAACTCATCAGACTCGACAAGAGAGTAGCGTCCATAATGACATTCTTCTTCGGTACTAATAGTTCGACGGCCACAGCATCTCCCACGCAAGCCAACAGAAGAACGTGAACAACACTACAAAATACAGAGCCGACAGGAGTGTGAGTGCGAATAGAATCACTTCACCCTCTTTTC